GTAAAACTTCGATGTCCTGTCTGACTGGCATAACTCCAACGAACTCTGGATCTGAAGCACCATAAACAGTCCCTGGTGGAACAATCTTTGATACCATAATGTCAGTTCCCCAAATGTGAGCATAAAGCCCTGTTTGTAGAACTTCTCGCATTGTCACGGGATCGAAATCGCCGCCGCCAACGCCTTGACCACCACCAGAACCCCATTTGAGGATATCGGTGAATTCATTGATATTCATGAAATATTTGGTCGTTACTAGGTCCCAACGATCAATTTGTTGTTTGATTTCGACTAGATCTCGTTTTAGAAGTCCAGCGTCGGCAATGTCAGTTAGTGTATTCTCAACTGAAGCTGCTGCGTCTAAAGCTGCGAAAACGTTGGCATCTTCTTGTGCCATGATCTCTTGACGAGCCTTTTGAACTGCTCTGTCAATTACATTGAAGCGGCGTCGTTTGACTTCGGCAATACGAACTGTTGGATTGGCGAAAATTTCAAACTCGGGAACAGTTACGCGATCACCGAAAACGCGGCTCTCGGGACCTGTACCGTTGCTTGAAATAACAACTGCGGCAACATCGATATCACGGTCATATACGGGTAGCGCCCCTTGAGGTAATGGATCAACCACTAATGCCCTACGAGCGATCCCATGATAATCGAGATTTCTACGGATTGGATTAGCCATTGCTTGTGCTAATGCAACTTTGCCATCGCTTGTAGAAATTGCTCGTGCGATTAGATCGTCACGTCGGTCATCTGAAAGTGAAGGTTGGCCAGCGAGACCAAGATTTGAGGGTGTATTTTCCTCAAGAATTGACGCGAATTTAAGGATATTCTGTAAGCTATCCTTTAATGAGCTCGCGTTTAGCTCACCTTTTGAGTTAAACATATTCATTTAGTATCTCCATATGGGGAAAGGTTTGCCAGCGAAAATGCCAGCTCGTGCAAAAAAACTCCTTACACGATGATCAAATATAAAATTATTCCCATATTTTAAAATAATTCGACGCCCTTGACAACAAAAAGATCGATGATTAAATTAGCAAGATGTGCTACCCGTATATGACCGTGATAATTAAAATAAAGGAATAGTGTTATGAAAATTATAAAACCAATAATATATTTAATGTACAATAAAAAAAATGGTAAAATATATGTCGGAAAAACTATTGATCAACAAAGAAGATGGAATGAATACCTGCCGCCATTTTACAATAAATATCCAATTCAATACGCTATTTTAAAACACGGTATTGAAAACTTTGAAATGATAGTAGTTGATGAATTAGAAAAAGAAGATCAATTAAATGAAGCAGAGATATTTTGGATTTCCTATTATCGAAACCTTGGAGCAATTTTATATAATGCAACGGAAGGTGGAGATGGCATTAGTGGATATAAACATACTGATGAAACAAGAAAATTAATGTCGGAGCAAAGATTAGAAAAAATTGCCAGTGGAGAAATAATTCCAGCCAAACATACCGAAGAATGGAAAGAAAATCGAAGACAAGCGATGTTAGGACACACAATTAATGTTGGTAGAAAACATAAACCAGATTGCGGACATTGTAAGCTATTAAAAATTAGAAATAAAACCAATAATCCTTCTAAAAATGGTATGAATAAAGAAGCCAAACAAAAAATGAGTAATGCAAAATTGGGTTCTAAAAATAATAACTCTATTTTAACCGAAGAAAAAGTGATAGAATTACGAAAATTAGCAAATGAGGGAGTGAAAACAAAAGATTTAGCAATTAAGTTTGATATTTCTCGGACTACTGTTAGAGGCATTAAAAATGGTCGTTCTTGGAGTTGGGTAAAATAATAATGGCTCAAATAACCAATCCCAAAATTAAAAATCTAGCTAATAAACGATTTGGCAGATTAGTAGTCCTTCATTATACGCAAAGTAAAAATCATCGTTCTCATTGGTGGTGTAAATGTGATTGCGGAAATGAATTAGAAGTAGATGCCAATAGATTAAATAGAAAATTAAGACAATCTTGTGGCTGTTTATCTCTCGAAAATTCACTCATTAACATCAAAAAAGCACATCAAATCAACACTATTTATTCTCCAACTATTTCCACTGCCAGATCCTCTTGGAGAAATTATTTAAATATGGATCGACAATGCACTTTAACTTTCGAACAATGGTATGATGTTTGCCAGAAAAATTGTCATTATTGTGGAATTGAACCATCTAATACTTTTAATGTTTTTGTTGGAAAAATAAGGGCATCATCACGAGCAATTAATGAAGGTAATTTCTGTTATAATGGACTGGATCGAATTGATAGCTCCAAACATCACTCCATTGATAATATTGTTGCGTGCTGTTGGGTATGTAATAGAGCTAAACACAATAGATCGGTGGAGGATTTTATTATTCATATTAGCTCCATTAAATTAGAATGCTTGTTGAAACCATTTATTGTTCCTAAATTACTATTATTGCCAGAAAAACATTCTCATTTGCCAGATATTAAACGAGCTTATTCTTATTATCTGCAAAATTATGGAAAGATGGAGGTAGATTTGCAAATTTTTTATACTTACTCACAAATGAAATGTTTTTATTGCAATGTAAGAAATAGTAATGGTAAGCAATGGAAATATAATGGTGTTGATCGAATTGATAGTAAGTTGGATCATCGAATGGAAAATATAGTGCCTTGCTGTAAATGGTGTAATATTAGCAAGGGAGAATTGAGTGTGCGAGAGTTTGGGGGATGGATTGATCGTCTGCAAAAATATCAAAAAATGATGTATGCGGGATGACAATTAAAAAATAATTGCGTTGGACTTGACTGATGGTTGGATGGTGATTAAATTATAGGTATGAGAAAAAAGATCGATCTGCTAAATAAAAAATTCGGAAGACTATTGGTAATTGCCGTAGCTCCAACCAAAAAGGGACGAGCAGTATGGCGTTGTAAATGCGATTGTGATGGAAATGAACAAAATTATGATGGAGCTCATTTGAGAAGTGGGCATACGAAAAGCTGTGGTTGTTTACATTGGAACATATCATCTACCAATAATGATGACAAAATTTATTCTCCTTACATTTCCAGTGCAAGACAATGTTGGAAGAATTATCTTTATCGGGACAAAAAATGTAGTTTGGCTTTTGAAGAATGGTTTAATTTTAGTCAGCAAAATTGTTTTTATTGTGGAATTAAACCGTATAATGTATTCAATTATTTTTTGTCAAGAAAAAATGCGTCTCAATTTGCCAAAGAAAATGGAAATTTTACTTATAATGGATTGGACAGAATTAACAGTTTGAAAAATTACACTATCGATAATTGTGCCCCTTGTTGTTTAAAATGTAATATAGCTAAAAGGGAGCGTTCGGTTGAAGATTTTTTAAAACACATTAATTCAATCCAAATTAATGTGGGCACTATATTCGTTCCACCTACACAATTATTAGATTTACCAGAAAAATTATTAAGAACTTCAATTAATGAAGTATACGAGCATTATATAACAGCTTATGGTAAGATGGAAATTGATAAACAAACATTTTATACATTATCTCAACTTCCTTGTCATTACTGTAATATAGCATCATCTAATCATTATAATCCATATATTTGTAATAAAGGCGTAATAAAACTTTCGGGTAAAGATATACCAAGATCATCTATCGATAAATGTCATTACCATTATAACGGAATTGATCGGATAGATAGTTCAAAAGATCATAGTATAGAAAATATTGTGCCTTGTTGTAAGTGGTGCAATATTGCTAAACACGATATGACACTAGTAGAATTTTACGATTGGGTTGATCGCTTACAAAAATATCAATTACTCAATTCGTCCAGTGATATCTTTTAGATAAATAAAAAGGGCTCAGATTACTCCGAGCCCTTCTTAAATTATTCAAACATTAGTCGCGACTGGCTTACAACCCAGTCAAAACTAATTATTAGAGAACTGGTGAGAACCAAATAGTCGCGTAGGTGAAAGACTTGGGACCTACGCTCGACACATTTCCGCTTGGTGAGTTTAATGCCGCGACTAATGTGTTTGGCGTAGTAACAAGTGAGCCGTTTGTATTGAATTCTACGAGACGACCAACTGTATTTCCTGCACCAGATGAATTGGAGCCTGAAAGTGTGGTTAGAACGCCTGGTGTAGCTCCTGCTGTTGCCCAGTAAATTGCTGAACCTGGTGTGCAGTTTGAATTTGTGGGTTGTAAGCCAGTTGCGATATTAGTGTCTGTAGCGTCGAGACTAATAGCATATAAGCCAGGTTGACCCCAGCAAGTTACTTTACCAGAACCTGTGGCTGTATGTGGCCCGAGGAGTGCACCGGTAAAGGTATTGGGCCCGTTGACTTGTTGACCAACTGTGCCACCAACAACTGCACCGAATAGCGTGCCGTACCCTGCTATTCCTTCGTCAGCGAGCATTAGTGGACGACTTGCGGCAGGAACTGTGCGTGTAACAACTGCCCTTGAGCTTGGGGGAATATAACCGTCGAAAACATCGTAAGCGGCTTTGTCACCGGGAACTACTGTCCCTGTGAATGTAACGACTTCTCCGCCTTTGAGTGTGAGAACTTCTGTATCAAGACCGTCAAATTGCCCTAATGGTAATGCGGCTTGTAATGGTTTTAAAGACATTGTGATTTCCTTATTATAGAATTAAACTTACATCATAACCGAGTTCAAACCCAGCTTTCGAGCAGATTTTGATACCCACTCATACCAACAATATATAATTATTACCATATTGTTGCAAAAATATTAAACTTTTTTATCCTCCAAATAATCCAGATAGACCATTAAAGGCATTTTCTAATAATCCGCCTTGATGATCTGCCTCTTCTACTGTTTTGGGAGCCGCATTACCAGTAGGGGCTGCATATGGATCGCTACCATATTCTTTATTAGTTTTGACATCAGATGAAGCAATTTCACTTTGGAACTTTTGCTCTACACTTTTAGCAGCGGTTAAGATATTCAATAGACGAGCCACCGAAGCTTTAAATGGAGTAAGTGCCTGTAAAACTGCATCAAACTTATCGCCCATTAATGAACCCGTGCCACCGTGAAGAAATGGAACTGCATCAACTAAAGAGGTAAGAGCTCCCTTTTCTACTGTATGATTGTGTTTATAGTCGGGATTGCTAAAATCTTCTTCAATTTTGTTTAGATAAGTGGAGATATTGTTGATTTCTGTTCTTAATGCTTGATAGGCTTGCATCACCGATTGAGTTTGTGGATGAGCTATTGCTGCTTGCATTTCTTGAGCATCTTTGGGTTTTTCCATTTCTCTAATTAATGGCTCTACTTTTTCATATAGTTCCCAAAAATGCGACAATCGAGCCTGCAAGCCACCCACATCATCTTTTAGTTGCTGATCGAATTTTTCACCAACGCCCCAATTTGCATTATCGTTAAGTAAAGCGGAACAAGCCGTTTGAAGGCGAGTATAATTTTGAACTAACCCTTGATCGACATCGGGTAAATGCTGTTGTAAATAAATAATACCCAACACTGCACCCGCCCCAATTAGCCAAGGAAGAAAGGCTTGTTTTTTCATTCCATTGCCCATTTGAGTTAAGCAAGTGTCAGCCAAAATTCGTAATTGGTCTTGATTTTTATTATCCAGATCATTGGCTACTCGAATTAAAGTTAGCAATAAATCTTTTTGAGCATATTTTTTATTGGTCAGCTGTCCATCTACTGGCTTATCGATAATGTGTCTTAAAATATTGGCTCGTTCATTATTATTTTCAACCAAACCATTTAATTTATCATATGAGGGAGCAATAATAACGGCGGATGGATGAGCATTTTCCATAATATTGTGTTCGTATTCCATATCTTTGGGTTGATCAGGTTTAACGCCATATAAAGCTTGAATGGCGTCGATATCTAAACTGTCCCACCTTGGATTTTTAGGTAATTTTTCTTCTTTGGCTGCCGTTTTAGAGATCAATCCCTTTTCTTGAGCAATTCTGACAAAATCATCAAATATTTCGCTACGCCTCATATATCCTCTTTTATTATGTGCTATTATTCAGTCTTTAAGATCATTAATGAAGTGATCGACTAATTGTTTTTTGCTGGTAAAGAGTTTGGGAATAAAAACAATAGGCCCGTTTTTTGCTGTATGATTAGCCCAAGCAATATCTTCAGCAATAGTTTGGAAAGATGGCAATTGTTCTATTTCATTCTCTCTACCATCTAGCCCCTGATACACTTCTTTGGCAAAATTAATTAACATTTGCGAGATGGAAGATGGATTATTGGGAACATTTTCGATCCAATTATCATCACCATTGTTTTTAGGTGTGTTAGTGTAGCCAGGATTTGTTTTAAATTTGCTTGGCGTGGTTGGCTGCTCTACCTCACCGACGGGTTTATTGTCCTTTATCGAGCCGTCTAGAGCGTTTGGGCGACCCATTACCGAATTGATGACATCCCCCGCCACCATCAATCCAGCCGCTGCCAAAAAGGATTTAAAAAGAAAACTTAAAACTGTTGACAAAATACTTTTAACATTACCTCGAGTGGCAGCAGTTCGATAAAAACCACCAGATAATATATGCTCTTCATATTGATCCAAAGATATTTTGAATAGTTGGGCTTGTCGTAGAGAGGAAGTTTTAGTGGCTGGAACGACAACATCTTTATTGTCAGGTAGATTTGGATCGGGAGCTGCATTTTGTTCCACCGAATTTTGCACAATATTTTGGACTTGTTCGGAAGAAACTTGTTTGCCTCCTGATAAAGCTGATTTTAAAGTGCTCCAAATAGATCGAAGAATGCCAGCCGTATCGATATGAAAAACTCTCATCGCCAAACCTAATAGCATTCCGATCTTGCCTAACCCCATTAAACTTAAAGTAGTAGTCAATATCCCTGGAGCTAACATATCTAAAACGGAACCAGATTTGTCATTAGGATCAATATTATTACCTACATATTGTTTAACTTTATCGACAATTGAAGCTGCCATCGACTGTGCTTGAGCAGTTTTTAATAGTTTAGGATCGTTTAATAGCATTTCCACTATTAATTGATCGGTATATAAACTAATTTCGGCGTTAGAATTCATTTTAAGTATGTGAAGTTTTCATCCAGTTAGCTAGATATTCTACATTGCGACTATAAATGGAACTATCATCAGGTCGTCTTCCAATTTGCCCATATACCAAGGCTCGCTGACTGTCATTGATTTGATTACCATATTGACTAACGAAATAATTGATGACTGCTCTAACATTATCGATGATGGTGTCTAACAATTGCACGAAAGGATAAAAGACTTTTCCTGGCGTTTTTTGATCGGCAAACATTCTAGCTAATGACTCTGGAGAAATGCCTAATTGAAAAACGGTATCTTGATTAGCTGTTAAGGCTGATGTTTTTTGCATCAGCTGTTCGGTATTGGAAATATAACTCATTACTGTTGGATTATTGGACATTAATTGAGCCATCTTACCGAAAAACTCTCTAATTCTATTAAAATCAATGTTCTGCAAAGCCAAGGGTAGCGTATCGACTATTTCTTTGATTAAATTAGCGGAGTTAGCGGAAGTATTTTGATTTTGCTGGTTTTGTTGATTTGATTTTTGATTTCCTCCTTGCATATCGGAAGAAGATCCTGGATTAGCTCCCAAATGAAAGTTATTTTGACTGGCGATTGATTGAACTTGTCTGGCATAAATAGTGGCTTTTTCTTTACTTTCTTCATCGGTAGCTCTTGAAACTTTAAATCTGGCTCGTTCGAATAAAATATTAAGAACCCCTCGTTTGTCAAAGTCTGGATTATTGATCATTGCTTGTTTATCGCCGACCTTAATGGAAATGGAATGATCGTTTAGCCATTTGTTGAAAGTTTGATCGTCTTTAATATCTCCATAGGTCAAAGGAACGCCTCCGCCAATTAAAGAAGAGCGGGTATCCATTAAATCTTTGGGAACATCATCTAATACTACATTATCAGACAAAGCTTTTTCGGGAGCCTGATACTGTTCTTTAATATTTGCTCCTAAATCCTTATTAGCCTCTTGAACAATTTTGGTTAGCTGAACTTGTAGTGGTTGATTGGGATTTTTGGCAACATAAGCTTGTAGAGAAACTAAATATTTATTGAGTAAAGCCGGATCGACGAAATAACCTTGTGTGGCTTTGGATCGATCCTGAACTTCCAATAATCCAGCGTTAGGCTCTAGTTGATAAAGTTGATAATTTTCTGATTTAGGATCTTGGCGAATATCATAAGCTACCCTTTGACCATCGACGGTAATGGCATTATTGACTAACCAAGATGTTAGAGCCCCTAATCCTTCTAAATTTTCGCTTTTAAGTTCGGGAGCAGTTGAAGCATCCCCAGCGTGAGAAATTGTTGGAGTAGCATTAGGATCTTTAGCAACCCCTGAAGGATTGATTTGGTCTTGTAAGTTTTTGATTTGTGTTTGTAAGGCAGTTGTTGCTTGTTGTGTATTATTAGCTGCCTCTTGACCTTGCTTGGTGAATTTGGTCTCGAACTCCAAGGCACTTTTAAGTAGCTGATCGATGAGGTTTTGATCTTGTTGAATAAAAGACATCTTACCCTGCCTTCTTTTGTGAAAGCTGATTGGAAACTAAAGTTAAAATATTATACGGATCTTGTTGAGGAGCATTTTTAACTATCCATTCCTTTAAGCTATCCAAAGAAACCAAATCATCCACCCCAATAACTGCCGTTTGATTTTCTCCAACTGGCACATTAAATCCATTAGAGAAAGTTTGTTTGAGGTTAGCTAATTGTTGTGGCGTTAAATTAGCTCCACCCTTGGGATAAGTTAGATAAGGCTTGTCTCCTTCAATATAAGCCCGATATTGTGGTTTTTCCAATACACCTGCCTTAATTTCATTATACATTTTTTCAATCAGTTGCAGATGTTTGATAGCTAATCCTGCCGCTTCAATTTTCCAAGTTAGATCTTTATCTTTTTCGTTTTCTGGAATGCAAGTTTGGAAGTTTTTTAAATCAGCATTATTATAGGATCGAACATTTAAATTAAAATCTTGTGATAATTTTAACATCGAGGAAGCAAAAGCATAAGCGTTGTGAAGTGCGGCGTTAGTTCTGGGTCCCCAAACTCCATCCGCAAATTGTTCTCCCGCCGTGGGGTTGCCGATGCGTTTCATTGTATCCATTACCACTGACAGACGAGTGGCCATTCCAGGCTTCTTATCTGCCATTTGAGCTTTTTGTGGATTAGGATCGAATTCTACCCCTGGGACATCGGAACTTCGTAAATAATGTTTGGTAATGAAAGCACCAAATGAGTCTCGCCCTGCCGCTTCTTGTTGTTTTCGTGGATCGTCGCTGCTTAAATCTTGAACATTAAGTTGAGCGGTAATAGTTTGAGCTAGGTGAATTAGTTCTTGCTGCATTGCCTTTATTGTGGCGTTTCCTCTTGGAGCTGCTGGTTTGGCTGCCCCGCCTTGTAATGGTCCTACGAAGCTATTAGGAGCGATAGAAGTCGATTTAGGAGCAGGATTAGCACCAGGAGGATCGGACAATTCTTGAGCAGTTTTTCGAATTAAATCAACTAACCTTTGGCTCATTTATACCAACCATTTATTTTTAAAAGTATCTAATTTGGAAGTAATGCTAGCAAGTTTATTGGTATAGCTGGCATTAATTTCTGGATCAGCTTTATATTGCGAGCCTGCATATTCCGAAAGATATTTTTTAGCTAATGCATCGGCACTATCTAACCATTGATTGAGTGCGGTAGCGTTATTTAATCCTTTTGCCTCTATTCTTGCCTTATATAAACCAATAGCATTAATAGTGTCATTATAGCTTTGAATGAGTTTAGCAGAAGGATCATTAGTCGCGTCGGGAGCTTCTTCTTTGGCTGGGGGAGCAACAATTTCCGATGATTGTAAATCTTTGAATTTGCCTCGATAAGTAATAGCGTCATTGAGTGATTTAGTGGCTTTTTCCAGTAATCCTTGCACTTCTCGCCAAGTGTCTTCTGAAAGCCCGCCCATTCCCAAAGTTGTATAATGCATCCAGCCACTTGGATTTAATCGAGTTTTGAGTTTTTCCAACCAGCTTTTAGCTTTATTTAAATTATCAATCTTGGGAACACTCATTAGTTCTTTAATTTCCGTTTGATAAGGAGAAATAGAAAAAGTTAGTTCTTGATTGACAATTTCGGCTACTTGTGAAAGGGTAGCATTAACATCATCTACATTGCTTTGAATAGCTGATTGAAGTTGTTGCATTGGAGCTTCTGATAATACTATTTTAACTGCTTGAAGAATATCATTGGTCGAGGATGTTTTTCCGAGCGGCTTTTTATTAACTACTTCTAAAATTTGAAGATGCTTGTCAATTAAATCTTCTACTGTCGCTTCTTTACTATCTACATCTAGTAATTTATGGGAACCTTTGGGATGAGCAGAATGAAGTAAATCCTCACCATCTTCTCCGCTAACATTGTAGAGTGTATTGGCTTGTTTATAATTGAGATATTTTACTTCTAATTCGTCAGCGTATTTATCGAAGCCAGTGGAACGAAGACCATTGCAAAGTTTTAAGATATTTTGAAGTAAATTGTCGGAAGGATTTAGATCGATAGTCGATTCTTTGGCTGCGGTTTTATTGAGATTTTGTTCGGGAAGCCAGCCTTTTTCTTTGGCCACACGCACTAATGATCGCATTGTGCTGGAATCGTCAAAATCAGTATGTTTAAATGTCATAGTGGTTCCCTGGGATTGGAGATGCTATAAAGTATGTCGGAATATTAGGCGGAAAGTTGGGTAATTTTTGAATATCTTGTGGTTCGACTATCCACTTCATCGCACCACGCCTTCAATTCCAAATATTTGTTGTATTTTCTGGTTAGATAAATGGTAGCGTCTTTGTAGAGCCAGTTCATTAATTTTAAAACACGTCGATTACCTTTTAAAAGAAAATTAGAGGTGATATAATTGCCACGGTCGAACATTTGTTGGCTTTTAGTTATATTTCCAATAAGCCCTACTCTATCTAAAATTATGCATTTTATGGATTGACAAAAATCATCTGTCGATATAGTGCAAGTTGCATAATCATTATCATAAGAATATATTGATCCATCTCCATCAAAATAACCTCGTAAAAAATGTTGTTGCATATTATGATCTAATACTGGATATTGTAAAATTAATGATTTGGCAGGAACGCAACCTAATTCTATTAATCGTTGTTTCATATGCTTACTACTAAACCTTAAGATATAATTACCTTCACTAATATGTAGTTTTTCTTTATTTAAAATGAGATAAGAAAAAGTAGTTAAAATATGTTTATCTTTTTTCTGTAATTTTATAGTAATAGCATTGTAGTGAGAACTAACATTACCATCTGAAAATAAAAATCCGAGAAAATATGCTTTTTCCTCAGTATCAATTTTATCGAAAAAATATTCATTAACTATATGTTTTCTATTAATTTGATGATATTCTCGCAATTTAATATTATTTTTAGTCAATAGTGCTCGTATATATTCCCCCGACAAAGAATATTGTTTGCCGATTTTAGAGCAAGATAATCCCGACTGATATTTGTTAATAATATCTAATATAGTGTCTGATGGTAATGTAATTTTTTTCACAATATTAATTTTCTTTTAAAAATAATTTAATTGCTATGAGTACCTTCGCCGTTTATTAGAACCACAACACTTCTAATAAAGGACTAAACGGCGAAGGTACTCCAGTCACCATACCCACTGCTGGATGAATTAAACTGGGTCGGCGAGTTGTTAGGATGCCGTGTTCGCTGACATAAACATTGGCTCTAATAGGATACTGCTGATTTGTTTCATAAATATCTACCTGAAAAAACATTCTATTGAACCACACTGTCACTCGCCCTGTTCCTGCCGTGCTATCATCGCCTGGAATATTAGGAACTTGATAGGTGTAATTAACGATGGTTCGAATGGCATTAGGTGTTCCCGTGCCCAACATATCGTAATTTAGTTGTGTGCCTGCTAAAAAGGCAATTACTCCATTAGTGGGATTAAGAAAGACATCAACGGTAGAATTAAAAGATGAGGAAAGAATATTGGGTTTCCTCAATTCGGCTTTGATTTCAACTGGTGTGACGATGATTCCGCCAGGCCCAGGGACACCAATGGCTGGAACAATAACCACTTCATTCCAAGAGACATTGGTGAAGGCTCGTGTTCGAACATCATCAATAATGCCTAACGGTGCAGTTCCGTTAGACACTGTAGCCATTACTTGATTGCCAATAACTGTAAGCTCGGCGACTTGACCAGCCTGAAATTCACAAGAGGGATCGAGAATAAATGATTGAGGGATAGCGTTAGAAGTTTGAACTAAGCGAAGAATTGTAGCCTCCATTATCGGTATGGTTAGTTAAAACTTCTAACGATACCTCGAAATTGGTTTTAAAACAAAATGATCGTCTCATCTCTTTATATATCAGCTTATTCGACGGTTTTGTGGCTTTCGAAAATAAAAATAATTAATAAGTGTCGTTTTCTTCGCCCGTTGGAATAAAGGTATCGCGGGATTGTTCTACCGATTTAGCAACTTCTTTATGTAAAATAGATATCATTCCGCTCAAATGCACTACTGTCTCTACACCTTTGTCAGAGAGCCAAGGAAGATTTTTAAGAAACTCTAATTTTTCTTCAATATCACCAATTGCGGCATTAGCTTCATCAGCAGTGGAATGAGAAGATGGATCGTATTTCTCTTCCATCACTTGACCAATTACCACCAAACGAGCAAGATTTTTATTCATTTTTCGTCCTCCAAGATTTTTATTCATTTTTCGTCCTCAAAGTCTTCTTCGCCCACCTCTAAATCTTCGGCGTGAGCTACATCTTGTACGGTTAAATCAGCAGTATCTTTTAAAGCTGGAACTGGTTGATTGGGAAGTAAGGGGTTAATTGGTTTTTTACTATTTTCTAACGGCATTTCAATATCAGCATTCAATAGATGATCGGCTTGTCCATCATCGGCTAAATTAAAAACAATGCCGTGTTCTTTGAGATTTTTAACCATCTTTTCGGGGGTTAATCCTTGTGTATGATGATCTACTTTTTGATGAGCAATTTTAGAAAGAATATTTAGAACTTGATCAGCTTGAGCAGTTAATCCAGTTTCTTCAAAAATCTCCATTGCTGCTTGTAATAAATCAGCAGCTTTAACTAAATTATCAACGCCTTCTTTTTTGGATGCAACTTTGACATTTTGCAGCTGTAATTCCTGCATCATCCCATTAATAATTTCATCTTCAAAAACGGCTTGTTTAATCACTTTAAAGCTCCCGCCAGATTTTGAAGTAGCTCGGTAATATCTTCTGCCGTTTCTTCCATTCCAGCTTGTTCGAAGATTGAAGCAGCGGCATTAAGATATTCTGCAGCTTTGGCTAATTTTTGAAATCCATGACGATTTTCCAATTGATTACTGACCAATTGTTTTTCCATCGATTGAAAGATTTCTTCTTCGAACGAGCTAGTTTTAAACATTGGAATTATTTGGAAGATTTAGAGGCTTTTTCTTTAGCTGCTTTTTCCTTTTCTTTGGCAGATTTGTCTTTAGCGGCTTGTGCATCTTTAGCAGCTTTTTCCTTGGCTTTTTCTTTAGCTGCTTTATCTTTTGCCATTTGTGAGTCGTGTTTTTCCTTCTCTTTGGCTTTTGCTGCCTTTTCTTTCTCTTTTTCTTTTAGAACTTTTTCCTTGGCTTTTGCTTTGGCATCATTGGAGTCGCCAGATTTGCTTTTCTTGCTCTCTTTGTCTTTTTTCTTGGCTTCAACTACAATAGAAGCTAGTTTGAGACTGAAAGCAGCTGATTTTTCCATACCAACTGAATCAAGAGCGGCCGAAGCAGTTAAGAGACTATCAATGGCAACTGCGAAAGCTGCTTCAGATTTAAGATCATCGGCATCTGAACTGTCTTTAGATGAGTCTTTGGAGCTATCTTCTTCTGATTTTTTATGTTTGCGAGCTTCATTATCGTCGGCATGAGATGAATCTTCCGAGGAGTTATCTTTATGTTTGCGAGCATCGTTTTCGTCCGATGAATCTTTGTGCTTTCGTGCTTCATTGTCATCTGCTTTGCTTTTATCACATTTGCAGAGGAAATTTGGTTTGCCACATTCTTTACAAACACCTTTTTTGGCATCATTATCGTCTGCCATTCCCGAATCACACATGCAAGAGCCTTTGTCCTTGCTGCATTTTTCGCATTTCTCGCTGGCATATTTATATTGTGTGCCAAAAAGTGATTGATGTTCTGCCGATTTAAGCGTCGCATCCATAGCATTAGCGACAAAATCTGATATACTTTTATTATTCATCTGTTTCCTCTATTAAAGTTTGTTTGAAGTATTTGTTTAACCGAATTAGAACATTTTCTTGGTGGAAGTTGAAAATGCACCTGATAGTTCAGTGTATAGATTTTGTTCTTGTGCTGATTCAGATGAAAACATTTCTCCTGAACCAATAGAACCTACTTGTGGAAGACGACCTGCCTCTTTTTTCATTGAGGGGGCATGGCGAGCAACAACTCGTTTGAGGCTTTCAAAACCCTCATCATTAAACTTCATTACTTCATCGACTTGTGAAGAAATGGAGCTTCGATCACTGTTGCAAAGACCACGATCAACCATCTCGTAGGTTAATTCATAAGCTCGTGCTAATTTAACGCGATATTGACCGAGTTGTTCTTCGAGTTGTGCTTTGACATGCTCTTTAACAAGCTCACTGGCGAACTCTGAGCCGCCATCTGTTTGTCCGTAATATTTCTTCCAGTAAGCCACTGCATCCTTGTCGAGACCTTCTGCTACAAGTGCATCTAGATCTTGTGGATCGAGTTTGCCTTGTGAAACTAGTTTATGAATGGCTTCTGCTTCTTTGCGAACCTTTGGTGGAGCTTTGGCAACTTCCATAAAGGCTTTGTTTTGTTCTGGTAGAGTTTCCACTAATCCAAGATCATCCGAAGGTTTGACATCGAGTTGTGTTTGTCCATCAGCAAGACGATCTGCCTCTTGGAGCATATCGCTGAACTTGGCTTTGCTCATATCTTGAACTTCGCCATCATCTTCTTTGCCGAGAGCGTCAGCAGCAAGTTTGGCTCGTAGTGCTGTTCGGCCTTCGCGTGTATCGAATGAAGCTTCGGCATGCATTACCTCAACTGGAACGCCTTTGGGGGCGTCGGTGGGAACTGCTTCGCCTGGCTTGACTGCCAACATTGCTTCGTTCTCGTCCATTGGCATATCAGCAAGCTCAACATCGTCTGCCATTAGCTCTTTGACTGCATCTAAATCGGAGTCAGTGTTTTGAATTAGATTCATTAGATCATCGCTAGAATTGCTATCTTTTTCACTGGTCATAGAATCTCCCTCATTGGCTAATGCTTCGAGCTCTGCCTCAATTTCCGCTCGTTTAACAATGGCTTTGGTGCCGCGAGCATATTTCACAAACGCTGTCATTAAATTAAATCCGTTGGCAATTGATGATTTTGTTTCATTAACTGCATCTTGAGCAATGGCAGCAACTTGATCTGCATTGGATGAATTAACCGCACCTTGATCATAAAGTCCAGCAATCATTCCTAGTTCTTGTTGATGATCATTAAGTTCGGCAATAACTTCTTTCATTGCACCGACGAGAGCACTATTTAATTCTCGACGCATTGTGGTAAGTGCGGCAGTGCTAAATGAGGCAGCAGTTCCCATTTCTGGAGCAGCTTCTTTTGGAGCATCACCCATTTCCGCTTGTTCGCCAGTGAGTGCTCGGACGCCTTCCACTAAATCGGAATTGAGATCGCGAGCTTTTTCGGCAAGCTCAAGGACATTATCTTTGGGATCGCCTGATTTGCCATTATCTTCAGCTGCTGGTTCAAGTGCGGGCGGAGCAGCTTCCATTGGAGGAGCTGAAGCATCTGCGGGAGGAGCAGCGGGAGCAGATTGAGCACTCTTTACAAATGTTGAACGAACTTTGTCAGCCCCTTCTTTTTTGACTTTTTCAATTAGTTTGACGCCGAAAGGTTTGGTTGCAATGCTATCATAAAAGACATCAGAACGACCACCAGATAAATCCTCAACTGAAGCGGTGAGAACTAATTTGTCGCCGAGAAAGATTTCCCAAGCACTCTTTCCTAGATTTTGACTGCCATCTTCATTGGAGGCTTTGATAAATCGACCTGTTAATGAGGCTCGACGAAGCATTTCTTTTCGTTTGAGTTCATCTGAGGGATCAACTGAAGAAGGTGAAGGATGCATACCATCTACGGGCCCGACGCCTGGGAAGGGTTTTTGCCCGACCATTTGCTTATCTTCATGATCTCTTAATTGTTCATTAAGTTTATCAATGGGATATTTAACTTGCCCTGGTGTGGGTGTATTGACATTGTTTTTCTCGAGACCATTTTGGAAATAGGCTTTTTTATCTTCGAGATTTTTCTTGGCTAACGAAACAATGGCTTGACGACGAATTGCTCGTTCTTCGGCTTCTGCACGAGCGAGCATTTTCTTTCGCTCTAGTTCATCAGAAGGATCGGCAGATGAAGGAGAAGGATGAAGACCATCAACTGCTCCTACGCCTGGAAATGGAGGTTCGCCTACCATTTGTTTATCTTCATGCTCACGCAGTTTTTCATTAAGAGGATCTTTGGGATATTTAGCTTGTCCTGGCGTGGGTTCATTGACTCCGCCAGCTCCTTGAAAATAACCTTGTTTGTTGATATTGGTACCTGACATATTTTCCTCTTGTGTTTTCTGTGAAAGTGTAGAAGTGTTGTTTGCTAACTTGTCCAAACTATTTTTTAGTTGATTGAGTTTGGCTTCAATTGACCTAGTGACCTCGTGTAATTCAGCAACTGTTCCCGCTTCTACAACATTAGAAGCATATCTTTCGTGTGGCGGGGCTAATCCAAAATCGGCTGTTGGAGTATCTGCTTCAGCACCCGACAATTGATTAGATGTCAGATCATTACCAGATTTTTCAACATTTTCTTCATTTGACAAAGAAGATTGTATTTTTTGATACTCTTCAATGGCTTTATTGACATCTTGCTTGAAAGTTTCGATATCTTTGGAACTAATGTTAAAAGTTGTAGCATTACCATCATCATTATCGAAATTGATATTAGCGTGGAATCCAGAAGCTAATTTTTGTAATTCTTCTTGTTTGCTATCCAAATAAGAATTCATATTTTGAGCTGCTTCTGAAATTGTTTTAGAAGCGATAATAGTTTTGATAGTGGCTTTTCCGTCAGCCCCATTCATTACGATAGAAAGCTCAATTGGGTTTAAATCAATATTAATTTCGCCGTAGCAGCTTTTTCGCTTCATATGATCGCAAAAATCAGCTTCGGTTCTGGCAACTCGAGCACAATCGGAACAAATTGCCTTACCTACCGCAGTTCCCATAGAGACGCAATTGGACATCCCCGTCGAAACCTGTCTGGCTAATTGTGGATATCCTGCTTTATCAAGAGCACATAAGGCAATTACTCGTTTTAAATCACGATCGTAATGAGTATCAACAATAAATCCTCTTACATGCTCTACTGAACTGGACTTATGATCAACGCAAAGAGGTTTCCCTACCCATTTTTTATAAGCTTTTAATAGTTCTTCTTCTGGAAAAATGTCGCCGTTAGAGTTTTTGTAGGGTTTAATAGAAGGATCATTACTCATCCATCGCCAAGTTCCACCACTTTGATCCCAGCCCACTTCCACATTTTGACCACGAGCCGTTCTCTTGATACTACCATCATCATTGAGTCCAGCGGCTTCGGCAGCGTGCATCATAACGGCACTAAAATAAAGAAAATCTTCGGCTTTGGGAGCAATTTTTTTCAGATTAGCAGCAATTTTTTTGAAATTATCTAAAATATCGGGATTAACCATTTTAGCACAATTAGCAGAGTTTTCTACATAAATACTAGCCAATGACTCACCTTGTTTTAGAAATGACATATATTAATTCTCCAACTTCTTTTCATTATCAGAAGTTTTGTTTGTATCTTGATCGACAACTCTAACGGCTTCATCGGTTAATAATTGTGCGGTTGCTTTTTGCACATCCGTTAATTTTTCTTCCTCGATGATTGCCGTTATGATGCCAGTGCCGTGTTTGATGAACATAATATTATTACCTTTTATTGATATGTTATTATTGTTTTTGAGTGTTTTTATCTAAAATGATAGAATTTAATTGATCTTGACGCTTATTATAAAGATCAACAATTAATGGAGTTTTATGCTCGATTTTTAATTGTAGCTCATCTCCAACGCTATCTACCCAAGAAGAAGCTAAAATATTTTGTTGAATGTGATCGGTTATTCTTTCATCAATAATTTCTTCAATCGATTTACATTGATCCTGAATATCCTCAATATTTTTAACAATTTTAGTAGAAAAATCTTCTGCGTGTAAATCATTAAATAAATCAGCAAAATTATTAACCTTAACTTCTAATTCATCAATGGCAGCAATAAAGGATTTCATTAATTTGACTGTTTGAGTATCCGAAGCGAAGTGCTGCATTACATTGACACATTTAAAAGCCGCATGTTTAAACTCATTAAAATTATCAATGGCTTTATCTCTAAATCTTCTGATGGCAGCTCGAGCTTTCATTACATCTTCAGAAGTCATATTTGGATTAGCTTTGAATGGTGTTTTCATAATATCCAAATGATCGGAAGCCAATCTTAACATTTTTAAAGTATGATGAAAGAACTCTAATGCACGAGAGGCTTCAGTTTTCTCGGCATCGGATACTTCATAGGTTAATTGTGTGAGATAAGCTCTTTTATACATCATTTACTATAATTATGTTTCATTAGTCGTAGATGAAGCCTCCCGAATTAATCGATGGGCCTTCTCCATATATACCAGCATCATTATTATAAATGCCTACTTGTGGGATTATATCTTGATTTTCTGAACTATTTTCTTTGACATTTTTATAATCTTGATAATTTTCTCGTGTTGAAGATTGATCATTAATTGGATTATAAACCATATCTATTGGAGAGTGTTGTGTTGGATCAAGATAAGGGGCAAAGCTATCCATTTTAGTGTGATCTAAATAAGTATCTCGATTATCTCCGTAAGGTTCGCGTTCATTAGATACTATATCAGCGTGGTTTTCATCTTTTACTGGCTTGCAAGATTTTATTAGTTTTTCGTATAAATTAACGACGGAAGGAGGGACGCCAATACCAAAGCCGAGTTTTTTAGCTTGTTGTATAGCTTCTTCGGGGTTCATTCCTAAATATTTACATTGAAACATTGCTATCACCAGTCCAGTTCTATCCTTACCGTGATAGCAATGGACAAAAGTCGGGCCACCTTCGATTAACAAATCTTTTAAATTATGATGTAATACTTTTAAAATTGACTGTCGATCGTCAATATATAATTTAATTTGATTAATTCCTAATAACTTGCAAGCCTTACTAATTCTTTCGCCTGATCTTTCATCTAAACTAACAATTTTTTTAATTCCATATTCTTTTTGTAAATGAGCTACATCGGAAGGAGATGGTGCCGATCCTCGATAAAGTCCCGGAGCTACCTGTCTAAATCGCTGGATCATAATTTTAGAGATTTCTGGCTAATTCGTTAAGAACCGCTCGGATGTAGGTTGGGTCTTGATTGAAAAGAATGTGTTTGATAAATGTTATAGATTGTCCAATGCCAGCAGTAGGCGGAGAGTTTTTTTGTGCTAACTCTTCGGCATTGGCTTGAAAAAATTTCTTTCTTAATGTATCCAAAGCTTTAACTTTTTGCGATGGTTCTAATCGATTGAGCACAAACTTAACTAAATTAGCTAAATATTTTCCAACTTCGGCTGGTGCTCCCAATTCTGACACTGCTGCATTTTTAACTAATTTCTTTTTTAATTTAATTGGATGCATTTTATTGAACTTAATTAGTGAGTTTTGTAAAGCAATTTTTTCTGGTTTTTGTAATTTATTCTTCACCGCTTTATCAAAATGAAGTTTGAACAACTTTAAAAACTCCATCACTTGTTCTTTGGAAGCTTTTTGTCGTAGCTTTCTCATAATGGCAGAATAAGAAAAATCATCAGCATCAGTTAAGTCAATTACTTTTTTATCTTCGGATTTGTCATTAGCGGCACTATCATCAACTTTATTATGTTTAAAATACTCTATCTGTTTTAATCTTTGTTTTGCTTCTGCTTCGGTATCATAAGTTCCTAAATTTTTACCTTTATGAGAGACGACCCTCCATTTTCCATTGGGTAGTTTTCGAACAAACGCCAACTTAACCAAAGATATACATCCTTGATAATAAACATCTGCCAATTTGATAAGCTGTTGATTATCCATTACCATCTACGAAGTGTTTTTTAATAACTAAACTTTCCCGACTTCTTAAAAACATCTCTTCCATAATTCCATTGCCATTGATTTCATTAATGGCTTTAATTGCTCTTTCACTCAAAAACATTAAATTACCCAGCTGCATTTTTCTTTCTTTGTCGATATAAACGGAATTAATAACTAAACATTCTCGATAGGCCGCAACTACTTTACCACAAAAAACGGCGGGATAAGTAGTTGAAGTTTGTTCCAAGCTAATTTCTTCATAGGCATCGCTCAAATAAATTTCCACAAACTTGCCTTTAAAATTTTCCACAATAAACTCAGCGAAGGTCTTAACTCTTCCTTCATCATTACATTCTTTTACTTTTTGTAGAACTTCTTTTTCGTTGGTCATTATTATCCTTTAATAAACTTGATTAAAAATTTACGATGTTGTGTGTCAGCTGTATTTAAACTAATTGGTTGATAAGATGATTTTTTATTGATAATTTGAGTATCTATTTTAATCTCACCAATTTTTTTGGTAGCAATTTGAAAAGCTTGTTTAATAGCTTGGGTCAATCCACTTACTGCCTTAAAACATTCTTTTTTAGGCCCAGCAATAGAGCAATTTACTTCTATCTGATCATTTTGAAGATGAACATAAGAAGTGGATAATAATTCTTCATCTAATCCTAATTTTAAAATCCTGGCAAATTCAAGAGCGTCAGTTAAAGAAGATCCTGCAACTTTAATAGTTAGATCATTATTTGGAAGATATTTTTTATATATATTTTTATTCAATTTATCAGACGCTTCCACTTGTTGTAAATATTGATTGAGTAAATTGGTAATAGCTTGATCTGGGAGATTATTAGTATTAGTTGGAGTATTTTTAGCCATCATCGAAGCTGGATTAGTGTTTATATTTTTAGCAGGTTGATATCCAGTATTATTTTCAAGTTGAGCCAATGCCGAACGAAAATTTTTACCCGCCGAAGCTTTATTTAGAACGGTTTGGATATCACCATAAGTAATTACTCCATCTCCATCAGCATCTAACACTGGATTGGCATTATAATAAACTTGCTCCATATGCTTACTAACTCCCGGCAAATGAGCTTCCGTTGGATTTTTAGCTACAATAATAGTATTAGGATCGCCTTTTTTGATCCCAGGCAATTGTAAGGCTACGGGAAGAAAATTGGCAACATAGTATTGAGCAGCGGAGGTAAAAGGCCCGCCATTGTATTTCATATTTCCTTCAATATATTTCTTGACATAATCTAATTGATCCACCGAAGACATATGACGAAAATCTGTGTGCGATCCTTGATATCCCAATCCCTTTAAAGTGGAGGGCATAAATTGAATTAATCCTGAAGCGTTGCCATTAGCATTGTGGGCAGTTGGATCAATACCACTTTCTAAAGCCATTACATTTAATAAGTCTTCCGGTTTCATTTGGACTTCGTTGGAGACTTGTAATAGCTTATGATAAAAATCTGGATCATTAACAACCATCGTTATTCCTTGATCGACTTGGCTATTTTGAAAAGTTGAATGGATTTTAATGGATCGCTATTTTGAATTAATGAAGCATACTTTCTAATATATGACGCTAAAATCCTTGTGTCCTCGCCAGCTAAACTTTCCAATGTTCGATAAAATTCTTGATGCGATGAGGAGGTTTGCATTAAGGTTTTTCGAGTATTAGTATCAGTATTAGGGATATTGCTTGGAAAAATCATTGTCTCACGAGGTTTGGCGGGCGAGGGATAATTCAAAGTTTGGCGTTGTGGATTTGACTCCATTTCGGGCTTATTTAATTGTGGAGTGGTATCTGGAACGGGAGGCCCTAAATTGGTTGGAACTTTAGGCGGAGGAGGAATGCTCGGATCAGAAAAATCAGTAGGAGTGGGCAAATTAATAGTTCCAAACTCTTCAGAAGGTGGTGCATATTCTGTTTCACCAGTAGGCTCTACTTTACCAGCAGACGGAGCCACTACTACTTTTTTAGTGGTATTTAAATCAAAAGGAACATTGGATGGAGTATTTAACTCTGGAACTTCTTG